ATTTTGATCCAAGCACTGACTATAACTTAAACTTTGATACTCGCAGTGGAAGGACTGACTGGGGATCATTATCCCCCGGAGCCGGTGGTGTTCAATATGGTTCCCTTAGTAATGAGAATATGATAGAGGACCTTGCTGAAAAAGACCCTGACTTTGAAATTAGTTTAAACGATGGAAGAGATGGGTATATTACAGCGGAAAGCTGGGTAGCAGCCAACGAAGGGTTAAAGGCAGGAAACGCAGCCTTTGGTTTTAATCCTGATAATCCTCTTGCAGGTTATACACAGACAGATTACTTTGCTGCTGCTGCTGATTCGTCTGGTGGCATGTTTGGAAAACTAGGAAACCAAACTGTAGGAGACGCTTTAACCGAGTATGAAGCAACAGGCACAGGAGCAATTCAAAATATTGCTGGTGCCGCAGCAAGAGAAAGAGGACTAGGCTATAACGACCAGCAAGATTTAGCAAACGCTTTAGCCCTAGGTATAAAAGGAACTCAAGCTATTGCACCTGAAATGTCTTCTATGTATGACTACAACCCTGATGAAGATGGTATTGGTACTGATTTTGATGCTGGTGAGGGCTGGGGCTTGGGTACTATGGGCGACATGGGCTTTGGCGAAGGTGACTTTGGCACTGACGGTATAATTTAAGAGGAATTTAAGATGGCTAATTTTGGATTTAAAGGTTTATTTGAAGCTCCTGGTAACTCAGCGGGTCAGATTACTAGGCTTATGGAGTTGGAACGAGAGAAACGTATTCGAGACGCTGGTGCTGGCTTTAGTAACCCTCTGGTAAGAGCCCGTGCTATGGCGGGACAGGGTATGCAGGAGGCCATAAGTGGTATAGGTACTGGACTCACTGGACTTCTTGGAGGTGAGGGAAAGATACGTATGGACCCTAGAATGCAAGAAGCTATGAAAAGAGACAAGGATCGTGTTGAAATTTTAAATCTTCTTCAGGGTTTTAATGACCCTTCTTCAGATGGAGGAGAGTCAATCTCTGATGCAGAACTTAGAAAGGGCCATGCAGCACTTCTTAAAAGAGGTTACTTAAAGGAAGCTAAAGAATTTCTTGAGATGGCTCAAGCAGAAAGATTACTAGACATAAAAGGTAAACAAGCTCAGGCTGCCGCAGATGCAGCAAGACCTAAACCAAAAGACATGACAGCGAGTGATTATTCAAACCTCACAAAAGCAGTAAACAGTGCATTAGGACAAGATTATAAACTTATAACTGATAGTCAAGGTAATGTAAAGAGTATTAAAGTAGGTAATAAAACCCTTACCAGTAAAGACCTTCCGGAAATAAATGATATTTGGTCATCGGTAATAAGTGTGTTTGCTGATACACTGGCTAGAGGTGAAAGTAAAGGAAAGGCATTTAAGGAAGCTTCTGACCTTACTAAAAGGTTAGCCGCTAATTTCTTAAGCACTCCTAGGAAAACCCCCTCACCTTCTCCTAAAGAAACAGAGCAGCCTAATAAAAAGAAGAAGGAACCCATGAAACCCATTAATAGTTTCTTTCCTCCTGCTGGTCGTTAATTAACAATGGCATCTCCATATGAACAAGCTAAAGAAGAAGGGTATTCTGATGAGGAAATTGCTCGTCATTTAGCACAACAAAGAGGCGTTACTTCTTCGCTTGAAGACGCTATTAAGGAAGGGTATTCCTATAAAGACATTATTGACCACCTTCTTTCTACTCAAGCGGTAAAGGAAAAACCTGTTAAACCTGAAACTTCTGAAGCAGTCAAAGAAACCAGCTTATTAAGCAGAAGCATAGACTCAATAGCTCAAGGGTTTCTTAAGAATGTAGCTGCACCTCTTCAACAAGCCGACAAAGTTCGGACAGAAGCCTACAGAAGTGCCGGTAAAATAGTAGCTAATGCCGCAATAGAAACTCTGTTGACTCCCGTTGAAATAGTAGATGCTATAGGGACTGTAACAGATTCAGAAACAATAGCCAACATAAAACAATCAGAGTTTGGTAAGGCTTTTTCCGAAAAATTAGAGTATATTCGTCCCGATCTAGAAAGCGACGAAAAGATAGCTAGTAATATTCTTACAATGCTAACCGTTGCTGGTGCTGGGCGAAAAGTTTTCAGGGAAGGTATGGAGCTTCTTGTAGAAAAAGTAGGGGCTACTAAAGCAAAAAAGATTGCTATTGAAATGAATAAACAAATGGGAGGGAAAACTACAGATATGTATTCCCGTTCCCAAAAAGTAGCAGTGGGCCTTTCTTCAGCAACCGGAGCATCTGCTGGAGTTATTCAGGCAGATGTTCAAACACGCCCAGAAGATATGCAATTAGCTTCTCAGCTTATTAATCAGTTTCCAGAAGCAGTAAAAGCTGTAACGGATAATGTTCCCCTAACTGATAAATTAAAAGACCTTGCTCTTCAGTTAGAAATTCAACCGGATGATGATCAAAAAACAAAGCTCTTAAAACAGTATGGAGATGCTGCTCTCCTTGAGATTCCTCTAGTTGCTGCTGTAGGAACTGTTAGTCTTTTGGGGCGTTACGGTCCTAAGGGTGTAAAAAAGCTACTTAAAGAAGCAGCTAATACAGATGCAGGAAAAGCTGTTATTGAAAAATCTGCACCCGCTGTTGAAAAGGTAGCTAGAATTAATACTAATCTTGGTCGTATCTTTACACAAAGAGCAGCATTACCAGAAGAATTATACGGTCCTTCTGTTGTTCGTCAAAACAACACTAAGTATTTAGAGGCTACTATAAATGAAGACTTAAGACAATTAAAGGTTGCTCAAAAGAAACATAAAGTTTCTAATGAAGAACTGACAACTTATTTTAACACTGGAGAAGGCCCCATTAATCCTAATGTAAAAGAAGTTGTAGATAATTTGAAAATTCAAATAACAAGAAATGAATCAAACATTGCAGATTTATTAGGAATAAAAGGGGGTAAGTTTGGAATACGTTCGGACGGACAAGACTTCTTTGTAACTCGTCAGTACTCTTCTGCTCTAAGTCCTAAAGATAGAAAAAAGTTATCTGCTGGTATTTCTAAACATCAAGGAGGAAAACCTTTAAATGATAGAGATATCAACAGGAGGATTCAAGGGGCATTAAGAGTTATTGATCCAAACAATAAAATGACTAGAGAAGAACAATCTTATGTTCTTCAAAAAATGGTAGACAACATGGCCAAACCAGAAGGGGGTTGGTACAGGAGTATTTTTGAAGGTATAAATGATACTCAAAGAAAGGTTGTGGAGTCAAATGCTAAAGTATTAGCCAAGAGAAACCAAGATTTACCTGTAGAATTAAGAGAATTTTTAGGCGAAGTTACTAATCCATATAAAGGACTTCAATCGACTCTTATGAACCAGGGTCAAGTGTTGTCCCAACTTCGTTATTTTGATGAGGTTCGTAAGATTGCTTCTGAATCTTCAGGAGAACCTCTTAAGTTACCTGGGCTTTTTCCTGTTGCTCCCTCAAGAAAAGAGGCTTTTAGAGAAGGAGCTAAAGCTGGTGACGTAAAACTTAGCGAGATTATTCAGGAGTCTATAGGAAGGTTTGGAGGTTCTTCTCCTCGTAAAACATTAGGAGACCCTGCCGTAAGTGAATACTTTGCAAGAATGATTTCAAGAGGACTTGATGTCTATGATGTAAATAAACAGGGTAACGTAATGGCTGCGTTATCTAAAATATCTTCTTTCGGCCAAGCAACACAAACTCTTTTAGACATTCCAGCATACGTATTAAACACATCTGGGATGGTTCAAATGTTGTTGGCTAACGGCCATCATCTCAATCCAAAAAACTACGTGAGGGCTGTTGGAGAAATAAACACGTTTGCACAACAAGTGATTAAAAGTAACCCTGAAGCATTAGAAAAGTTAGCCATGTTAAAGGGGCTAGGTGTTATAGACCAGGATGTAACAGGAGAAATGATTGCTCAAAATGCTAGAATATTTGGAGATAAAAAAGGAAATATAGCTTCCCGTGCATACGCAAAAGGAATGGAAAGAGTAGGTAGGGCTTATGGTCAACCAGATTTGTATGGAAAATTAGTTGCTTTTGAATCAGAAAAGGCGGCACAGAGAGCTATTCATCCTACTAAGAGCGAAGACTGGATAAACACAAGAGCGGCTGAAGTAGTTAAAGCTACTATGCCTACTTATGGGGCGGCTCCAGCAGCCTTTAGACAACTTTCTAGGTTTCCGTTAGTTGGTAACTACACCCTTTTTCCTGTAGAGTTAGTACGAACTTCTAAAAATGTTGTTAAGTACGGACTTAAAGATATAAAAGAAGGAATGGAAGCAGGGAATCCAAGGCAGATAGCTACTGGACTTAGACGTTTAGCTGGTTTAGGTACTGTTGCCGTAGGATTTGATCAAGCTAACACACAACTAAAAAAACATTTCGGTATAACAGACGACCACTTAAAAACAATGTCTATTTTAAATCCAGAATGGCAAAGAGGTTCTACTGATTATTTTTTAGCTCCTGTTATGATAGACGAAACAGGAGCAGATAACATAACTTCTAAAACAGTAATGAGTCAGTTTCCTAAAGAAGACTGGGGAGAGATAAAGGAACGGTTTGACTACAAAGGAACGTATGAACAGTTTATAAAAGAAAGATTAAACCAACAGAAACGAAATTACGAACCCTTTATTAAAACAAGAACTTTAAATTCTGCTGCTGTAAATACTTTTGACTACATTGCAAAAGTAGCTAAGACTGCTACTGGTAAAATTTTTGGCAGTGAAATTATGTCTGACCAACAACTCGAAGAAGCGTATGGTACGTTGGGAAGTCAAATAGCTGGTCAGTTTGTTGCTCCTAAAATAGCTGTGCAAGCTGCTATGAACGTACTTACTGGAACAAACAACAGGACGGGCAAAAAAGTATATGAAAATTATGCGGGAATAACTCTTAAAGAAAAAATTAAAAATGGATTAGATGAGCTTCTAAAACCTATTTATGCTGGGGGCTCCTATAAAATTATTGATGACTTTATAAAGATAAACAACGCAGAAGAGTTATTGGGATTAGGAAATGCCGAAAGAAAAAGTGGCCGTCCTATGACTAAAGAAGATTTATATGTATGGGGAGCAACTGGAGGAAGGCCTGAAACAAGAAACCTAACAAAGGAAATGGGATGGAATTTGTATCAGGATATGCTGCCCCTATCTGAATCTAAAGCAAGATTCCAAAAAGCAATTTATGATCTTGATCCTCAAGTTGTTACCAGTAAAACAATGGATGAAATTGTAGGTATTTATAAGGACAGTCAAGAAAGAAGCAGAGTAGCTATGCAAAAGTTGGTTAGGAAAATAGAAGTATTTGGGAGTACTCCTGTTCTTATTAAACGTAAAGTTAATGGAAAGGTTAAGACAATTAAAGATAGAGTAGGAATCGAAAGAGTTTTAGAGGCAGCTACTAGAGGTTTCAAAGAGGAACCCAACGCTAGAGTAGTTGAGGGACTTCAGGGTCTTATAAATGGCTTAAAAAGTACAATGAAACAGGGTAGAGAAGGAATGGTATACATACCGGATAACCCCTTAACTGATCGCTTTATTAATTCACTTTTAGATAAAGGGTTTACTAACGAGCAAATAGGTGAAATATCTCTAAAAGCAGCCAATGTTCTTAAAGATCAGGCTCAAAGACCACTGTTTGAAGAGGAGCAGCAGTAATGGCTTCGATACCTAATGATCCTGGCAAGTGGTCCAGAGCTAAGGCCAAAGCCAAGAAGAAATTTAAAGTGTACCCCAGTGCCTACGCTAACGCTTGGGCTGCTAAGGAATACAAAAGAATGGGGGGAACCTGGAGAGGGAAAGACAACAGAGTTAAAAAGAAAAAGAAGAGGAGAGCATAATGGCTAAAGGTGTAAAGCATTACTTCAGAGACGGAACTGAACACAAAGGCGGTACCCACAAAATGCCTAACGGTCAGCTACACTCAGGTAAAACTCACGGCAAGACTAGCAAACGCCTCTATCACTTTAAGGACCTATCAAAGACAGCTAAGGCAAAGGCCAAGAAACGTGGCTAAGAAGGGTGGTCTTGGTAAGTGGTTTGCCGAAGAGTGGGTTGACGTTAAGACTGGCAAACCTTGTGGACGTAGCGGTAAGAACGACAAGAGGGCGTACCCTGCTTGCCGTCCTAAAGCCGTAGCGTCTCGTGTGTCCAAGTCAGAGGCACGTAAAAAAACTGGTCCATCTAAAGTTAAGTGGTCAGTAACCGCATCAGGAAAAAAGAGAAAAGCATAATGAACCGGAAGATTTCTAAACTTATTTGTATTTTAATTGGTCACAAGAACCCAGGGATCAACAGGAGCAGATTTCTCTGCTCCCGTTGTGGTCAAGATATTGTTAGGAGTCGCTGACGATTACCCGCATTCTTTTGTGCCAGTCTCAGGATCAATGTAACAGGCGGCACCCTCTGTCTGTGGTTCATCAGCCACATTAAGAATACCATAGCGTTTACCTGCCAGCCTGAAGGTAGTCACACCCTTTAGCTTACCCTTCCATCCCTTCATGTATACGTCCTTGAACTCATCAAAGGTTACTCCGTCCCCTACGTTGATGGTCTTGGAACACGCACTGTCTACGAATGGCTGCACTGCGATCTGGATGTTAAGGTGGTCATCCACTGACAGATCATTGGCTACCTCACCCTGTAGATTATACTTGTCGTGAACGTAGTCCTTCATCTTCATAATGATGGGACCCTCTGGTAACTGTACAGTCCTGTCGTACTCCAAGGCAAACACAGGTTCAATCCCGCTGCTTACGTTGTCAGCGGTAAAGCTGATGGTTCCTGTGGGTGCTATGGAAATCAAGTGGCTGTTTCTCATGCCCTGTTTTTTGATCTTCTCCTTCAGGTCCTCAGGGAACTTACTGACAAACCCACTCTCCAGATACCCCGTCTCCTTGAACTTAGGGAATGACCCCTTCTCCACTGCAAGGTCTGAGCTTGCCTCATAACAGGCATGGGTCAGCGTCTTCATAATCTTCTTGGTAAACTTAACGGACTCAGGAGAGCCATAGGAGAGGTTCAGAAGAGTGAAGGCATTGGCTAGGCCAGTGATCCCTATGCCTATCCTACGGGTCCTCTGATGCTCCTTACGCTGCTCCTCAAGGGGGTACTGTGTACGATCAATGACGTTATCCATAGCACGTACAACGTGAGGGATATCCGTATTGAACTGTTCATAGTCAAACTCAAAGTCGGGAGTGATGTACCGTGGCAGGTTAAAGGAACCCAGGAGACAGGCACCAAAGGGAGGGAGGGGCTGCTCACCACAGGGGTTAGTGGCATCAATGTCCTCACAGTACCATAGGGGATTGTCCTCATTAACACGGTCAATGAAGATGACCCCTGGCTCTGCCCAGTCCCAGTTGTTACGCATGATCTCGTCCCACAACATACGGGCGTTGATCGTGTTGTAGACCTTACCATTAAACTTAAGGTCGAAGTCTCCGTCCTTCTCCACTGCCCTCATGAACTCATCAGTAACACCTACTGAGATGTTAAAGTTGGTCAAGTCCTTGTCGTTCTTCTTTGCTCGAATGAACTCCTCAATATCAGGGTGGTCCACTCGAAGCACTGCCATCATGGCCCCTCGTCTATGCCCCGCTGAGACAATCGTTCGGCAGACCGCATCAAATATGTGCATGAAAGATACAGGCCCACTAGCGGAACTATCAAGAGAAACAATCCGATCACCGCTAGGGCGAATAAGACTGAAATCATAGCCAATACCGCCTCCTCTACGCATAGTCTCAGCAGCTTCACCGGCTCTTTGCATGATCGAGTCCATAGAGTCTTCAATAGCCCCGCTAACAAAACAATTGAGTGCCGTAACATTCCTAGGACTTCCCATCGCGGATTGGACTCTCCCCGCAGGAAGGAACCGCATGTCCATAGTGATTTCTTTATACGCTTTACGATGTTCTTCATCATCTGACATTGCTCCTGCTTGTCTGCTGATGGCCTCCTCAAAGCTCTCATTAGCCAACCGATACTTCATGGCATGGAGGTCATCGCATGGTTTAATTTGTGGTCCTACTGAGTTTCTTCCGTACATATTTAGTTTCCTTAGTGATGGGTTATGACGTGTTCCTCAGGGAAATCAGGACCCTGAGTAAACCTTATGAACATTTCTTCCAGTGCAAGAGCCACAAAGAAGGAGGGCTCCTTGCTGTTGAGCTTTGCTAAGTCCTTCAACCAGGAATAAAACTGAGGGTCTATGTCCTCCTCTTCTATTAACTCAGCAAAGTACTCTTCCTCTAAATCTTTATCCATTCTCCTTCTCCGTTTGGGCCATCTCTTCTGCCAGAGCAGCGTACCCTGCTATGTCCACAAAGCTGTCTGAAGTATCCACCTCCTTGTGATCATATCGGATTGCCTCACTAATCCGTGCCACCTTCAGGAGCATCATCATAACGGCAACGTCTCGTGGTTTTATGGCATACATATCTTCAAGGTAGACATTCCAAAGGTTTGCTATGCGCTCATGGTTTTCTTGAGCATTCCCGTAGGCATCAGCACGGGCTCCGTTAATCACTTCTTTGGCTTTATTTAGCACACTGTTTCTGTCCATTAGAGTACTCCTTTCCATCTTTCCTATTAATCATTATACTCTTCTTCGTCTTGAATGTCAACATCGAACTCCTGCCGTAGGGTCTCCATAGTGTTCTCAACTATGTCCTCAAATCTCTCAAGGATATCTTCGCTGGTAATCTCCAAGAAGTCACAAAGGAACTCGGGATCAGTGATGGCGGCAAGTCTCCTGATGAACTGTTCATTTGATAAAGGCATCAGTAATGTCCTCCAATGTGTACCACTTGAACCCTTCCTTCTCACACCATTCTGACATATTCATTTTACTTCCCTTCCTTAGTTTTTTATTTGGATTATACAGAAGAAAAACCAACTGTCTTTTCTTTGGTAGACTGTCCCGTATTGCTTTGTACTTCTGCGTGTCACCGACTCTGAAGTATCCCTTAGCCTCCACAAGAATATCTATTTTGTTCTTATCGTTTCTCCCCACAAAGTCAGGGATGTAATTCTTGTGGATGACATAAGGGACCTTCTCTGATTCGTACTTACAGTACTTCTTCAGTAAGAGACCGGCAGTCTCCTCGAACTTATTCCGATACTTTCGAGGCACTCTTCTTGACCTTGACTTCTTTTGTGAGAGCCTGGGTCATGCCCCCTGTCTGGGAGACAAACGGCGTACCATGTAGGGTCCATCCGTCGTTGAGTAACTCAGCCACCTGCTGCTCGAAGCGGTCATGACGTGGGGTGTTGATAACTTTAAATTCAATCATTGATGTTCTCCTGTTCGTCTAGGTTAATCTCTGGGTGAGGTACACCCTTGCGGTTCTTAGGCACGTTTACGACAGTAGTTAAAAACTTTGGACCCGATCCTGTAAAGAATGCGCGGACTTCTGGGTAGCAGATACGTTTGTACTGACAATACGAGCAGGTAGTACACAGTTTTAAGTTGCCTGACTTCCCATCCTCCTCGGGAGAATAGCATCTTGAGGGTCGGTCTTCCTGCTTTACTGACTTTTTTACATGCTCAATCCTCTCCTCAATATCACCTGAGAAATGCTTGTGCATGGGATCACTTGTGTTGTCCAAGTCATACTCAAGGACAGCCAGCTTGCCACTGTCTCTGTCCATAGCAAGCCACGCCCACTTGCGATCTCCCTCCGCATGGGCATAGGCCTTGATCTGATCGACATAACCAAAATCATCGTTAGCCGCCAGTGTTCTGTCCTTGAATTTCATAAGGCCATACTTGGTAGTGGACTTAACGTCCGTCACAATGCCATCAATCTTACAGTCCATGTGACCCTTGACTCCACCAACGGACACTTCCTTCTGTTCGTCGGTGACCTCATGCCCGGTAAGACGCACGAGAAACAGAAGCATCTCCTCAATCATGTGACCATACATAAACTTGATAAGAGTGTGGGGCTTGATGCGCTCCCCTCGGTAGCCGTTGTAGGCAAACCACTGGATAAGATCATTCTTACCCACCGACGAGAGGCGTAGTTTCCTACCGTCCCTGCGTCCACCCGGAAGGAACTCCTTACGCATAATGTCCTTCATGGCCTCTCCGAACTTGTCTATCTCCTCCTCAACGTCCACACCGTCGCCAGTGTTTCTGTTGACCATGAGGGTATAGATGTCTTCAACTAGGGTATCCATGTTCTTTTCCATTATACTCTCCTATATTCTGGGACGTCCCAGAAATTAGTGGGTCTCTGCCCACGATTGTCCCACCTTGTACTCTCCGTCCAGTGGGCATTTAAGCGACATCCGATCTCCAGCGGCTTTGATACACTCTACGGCCAGCCAGCCCAGCTTCTCTGCTTGGTCCTCTCTGACCTCCACTTGAAACTCATCATGAATATTGCCTACAAACTTGTACTCTATATTATGTATTGTAGCATACTCATCAAGTATCGTCAAGGACTTCTTCATTATTATTGCACCGGCTGACTGTAGAAGTGTATTCAAGGCGGCGTGTTCACTTCTTAGGATTAACTTCCTACCATCTAATCCTTTGAGGTATCCTCGCTTGGCTGACTTGGCAACCCGTTCTCGTAGATGTCTAAGAGGCGGTGTGTTGTCGAGAAACTTTTCCTTAAGTTTTGCTCCGTCTCTTCGAGAACCTCCAACAATAGCTCCGATTTTTGCGTCCCCTGCACCGTAGAGGAAAGCATAGATAAAAGTTTTAGCGAGGTCTCTTGTTGCAAGTCCAGCATTTTTTTGATTGGTTGTATGTACGTCTCCATTGGTAACTTCATTTGTGTACTCCTCATCATTCATGTAGTGGGCTAACATTCTCAACTCCAGGCCAGCGGCATCAATGCCCACAAGCCTGTAACCTTTCGGTACTGTCCAGCACTCACGGCATTCAGTACCATATGGAGAGTAGGAGGCAGGGACCTGTGCCATGTTGGGGCTGCTGTGTGTCATGCGTCCCGTCACTGCACCGATAGGATTGACCCTACCGTGGACCCTACCGTCCTCCTCTACCGCTTCTATCCAGGACTGTACCTGTGCCGTTCTCTTCTGTATCAGTAGATACTCTGCAATTAGCTTGGCCTCTGGTATATCAACCTTGGATAAAACTCCTTCGTCTACGATGGCCTG